CCCTGGGCACCGGCTATTTCGGGCGCCAGGTGCAGGAGCAGATGGACGACCCGTACAGCATGCGCAGTACGATCGGCCGCGTGGCTACCGGCATCGTCGGTGGCATCCCCGACCTGGCGATCAAGTTTCAGAACGCCGGCCTCAACCCGTTCGACCTGGTCGGTAAGGGCGTCGACTATGTGCTCGGCACCGAAACGCCGACCGCCAAGATCCCCGAGATCACGCCGCTGCTGCGCCAGGCCACCGGCACGCCCGAACTGCCGGCAGAGGCGTCTGGGGCAAGACGGTTCACCGAGGGTGCCGCGCAGGTGGCTGGCGCCGGCGGGGCGCGCGCTGTCGGCGAAGCGATCGCGGCAGCCCCGTCTGCAGTCGCGGCTATCATGCCGGCAACGGCTGCGGTGGGACGCAACATCGTGGCGCCCATTGTTGGCTCGCAGATCGGCGGCAATATCGGCGAGGCGATCGGCGGTGAAAAGGGCCAGTTGATTGGATCCGTGCTTGGTGGAGCTGCTGCCAACGTGCGCCCGAGCGCGATGGTCGAGCGCTACTACGGCCGCTCGGCGCGACCCGACGCGCCGGATATTGCCGCTGCAGCCGCGCGGCAAGGCGTCACGCCGACCGCCGGCATGCTCGGCAACGAGAGAGTACAGGATCTCGAGCGCTCGATCTCCGGCCGCGGCACCGGTCCGTTCCCTAATCAGGTTATCAATGCACGCGAGCGAACCCTCGTGCAGCTGCGTGAGCAGGCCGACCAGGCGGCCGCAGCTCGAGGAGCTCAGCATCCGTCTCCGACACCAGGCACGATCGGCGAGAGCGTGCTCAGCACCGCGGAGCAGGCAGCGCAAAATCTGCGCGCGCAGAGCTCGGCCGCGCAGGGCGGCCTGATGAGCCGCATCGGCAACGATGCACCAGTCAACGTCGCCGGGACGTATGCGGCGCTGCGCGCGGAGATCGCAAGAACGGATCCAGGCACGGCTGGACCGATGGTTACGCGGCTGCAGCACCTCGAGCAGATGATGCCACGCGACCAGCTCGGCCGCGTCGTCACCGGCCCCAATGGCGAGATCAACGTACCCTATGAGCGGGTCAAAGACTGGCGCAGCAACCTTGGCCGCGGCACGCAAGCGCAAGAGCCGATAAAAGCGGGCCACCTGGATCAGATCTATGGCCCGGTGACCGACGCGATGCGCGAGGCGGCAGCCCAGCGCGGTGTTGCGCCGGCAGATTTTGATGCAGCTATGGGCGTCACCCGAACGCTGCAGGGATCCGGCGGCCCGGTGCGCTATTTCGAGGGGATCGCCGGCAAAGAAGGAACGGCCGGCAGGGTCGGCGGCATGCCGCCGGAGCGCGCTTTCAACCGCGTCGTCGACGAGCAGAACCCGCAAGGCCTGCAGCAGCTCGAACGGCACGCGCCACGAGCGCTCGATCGCATCGCCGGCGACACGCTGCGCTTGCGCGCGCAGGAGACGCTCGGCCAGGGCGGCACCGGCGGCAGCGGGGCGCCGATCGAGGGCATCCGCGGTGGTGGCGCTGCCGGCGCACGCAAATTTGCCAACTGGTGGGAGAACATGAGCCCAGAAGCGCAGCGGATCCTGGGCGGCAACCAGCAAGGCACGATGGCCGATCTCTCGCAGCTCAGCGGCGCCTTCAATTACCCGACCAGACAGACAGGCTTGTCGCGCTCGCTCGGCGGCCAGGCGGGCGGTCTGGCTACCCGCTTCGGCCTGGCTGGCATACTTGGCGATGCCGCCAAGGCGCTCGGTCTTCCCAAGGCGCTCGGATGGGGCGCCGGCATGTACGGCGCTGCACCGCTCATCAACTCAATCCACGGGGCGATCTTGCAGAGCGGCGCCGCCAGGCGCGGCCTAAGCGGCAACTACTCGCCGCACCAGGCACCAACGATCGCTGACCTTCTCTCGCAGCTCGTCGCTGCATCCGATGCAACCAGGCGGCCAGAACAATGATCAATCGCAGCCAATTTATCGAAGAGCTCCGGCGCAATCCCAATCTGGTGCGCCGCATTGCGGTGATCACAGCCGGCGAGGTTGGTGGCAACGCGCCGATCGAGAAGCAGATCATCCAGGCCGAGACGATCTTCAACCGCGCGATCGCGCGCGACCAGACGCTCGAGCAAGTGACGCGCGATCTCGTTCGCGATCCGCGCGGCGGCTACTACCCCGGCTCCACGATCCAAAACGGCGAGCGGATCATGGGGCGCCAGGGCGCGCTGGAAAAATTCCGCGAGCAGGTGTTCAAGCCGGTGCTGGGCGGCTCCGACGTCGGCACCGAAAAATTAGGTTTCGCGCCGACCGGCAATGCCTCCGAGGGCAAGAACAATTTCGCGTCCAGGCGCGCCGCCGCCGGCCACTATGCCAAATCGAAATGGTACGGCGACCGCAACAGCGGCGGCGAGATGTACGTCGAGGAAAAAGGGAGGCTCGATCGTCCCGAGCGCATCGCGGCCTTGCGCAAGGGCGGCGCGCAGCCGACGACCGACGTCGCCGACGCTTCCGGTCGGGTGACCGGTGCGGTCGATCCAGCGAAATACGAAACAAAGCTATTGCCGAGCGAAGAGCCGGCGTTCCAGGCCTGGAAGCAGAAGTACGCGCCCAATGACAGCGGCGTCGACTACGACCTGCGCGGGGCGTTCAAGGCCGGCGTGACGCCCGATCCGGCGACCGGGCACATGCCCGACACGTTCAAGAAACCAAACCATCCGACCTTCAGCGTCGAGAGCCAATACGCGAAAGATCGCCCCGACCTGGCCGGCTATTGGCAGGGCAACACCTACGTTGCACCGAAAGGAAAACCGCCATCGACCGGAGCACAGCTCGCCAGCACGGTGCGGCCGAACGAGAGCGCGCCAGGATCTGCCTTCGAGCCAACGCCAGGCGAGCAACAGTTCCTAGTCGGCGGCGCCGAGCCTGCGGCACCGGCTGCGGCAGCTCCTGCCGCGGCACCGGCAACGGCGATTGCGACAGGACCAACGACAACGGCGTCAGCGCGCGCTGCAACACCGCCCAAGCCGGTTGGCACATTGGGCGAGCAGATCATCAAGGCGATGGGTCCGCGTGGGCTTGATCGCTCGAGCTACATCGATCCCAACACCGGACGCGAGATCCTCAACCCAGGCGGATCCGGCGAAGAGGCGATGGGCATCACACGAGATCTCGGACGACCTAATGCCACACAGACGTCCAGATCGCCGGCGGCTCGATCAACAAGTCCCCGAGCCGAGCCGCCGGCGCCCGCAGCACCTGCAGCTGCAGCGCGAGCAGAAGAGCCGCCGGTGCCGCTGCCACGAGCGCGGCCGACATTGGCACCCTTTGATCCGGCAGCGATCGATCCGGCGCAACTCACGCAACAGCGCTCGATCGACTTGGGGCCGCGCCTGGACGAGGGACCAACACCACCGTCTGCCATCACCGCGGCGCGGCCACCGCAGGCGGATTATCTGTCGACACTCTTCAAGGATTTCTCGCGGACACCTGACAGACCGTTGAGTGCTGCGCCGGTTACCGCCGATAATCTCTCACCGTTCGAGCCTGGGGCTCGGCCCAAGCCATTTCCACAAGCGCCAGAGATGGCGAGGATCCTGGCTGCGCCGCCGCCCCCAGAGGGTGTCCAGCTGCCCCGATCGCTGGAAAACCAATCAGCGTCCCCCGCATTCGGTGGTACGCGGCCACTGAACATGGCGCCTGGGCGAACAGTCGATCAGCAGCTGCTCGGTCTGTCGCCGTTCACCTACGGCGGCGGATCCGCAACGCAGCCGCCGGCGGCAGCAACGGTCGCGCCCGAGCAGCGCGCCATGATGCAGCCCGACACCACCGACGTGCCAGGGCAGGCAGCGCCAGTATTCAACAGCGTGAACCTGTCTCCGCTTGAGCAGTGGCCACCGCCATGGTGGGATTTTGGCGGCGGTAGCTATGGGGGAGGAGGCTTCGGTGGAGGCTTTGGGGGTGGCTACGACTTCGGCGCCTTTGCTTGATCACAACACAGGACAATCCCATGAAACGACGACTGCTCGTCGTCGCGATCATGCTCGGTTGCGTGTTCGCGGCATCGCCTACGATCGCCAAGATTATCACTGACGCAAACGGCAACGCCGCTGGCGTTGTGCGCTCCAACAAGACCGGCGCCACCGCGCGCGTCGGTGTGCAATTCGCAGCTCGCTTCCAGGCCTACGTCGACGACATCGAGGCGCGCGGCGCAGAGGTGCGCTTCATGGGCGGGATCCGCCGCGGGCACTGCTGGTCTGGTGGCATGCACCCGTGCGGCAAGGCGCTCGACGTCTGCCAGACCGGGCGCGGTCGCGTCGATCCGCGTTGTCATCTGCCATCGCGCCACGAGCTCGCCCGCATCGCGGCAGCTCACGGGCTAATTGAGGGTGGCCGCTGGCACAACTCAGATTATGGCCACGCTCAAGTAGGCGGCTATTCCGGCATAGCTTTAGAGGGATCAGACAATGCCACCAAAAATTACAGTGCCCGTAGCAGAGCGTCTAGAACAACTGAGCATGCCGGTTACAGAGTGCGGATGTCACATTTGGACCGCGGGGGTGTTCAACACGGGCTACGGCTGTTTAATGATCGATAGAAAATCGTTCTTGGCCCACAGGCTGGCATGGGAAGTGTGCAATGGGCGACCCGTCCCTCCCGGCCTATGCGTTCTTCATCGCTGCGATGTGCCGGCCTGCATCAATCCAGATCATCTTTTCTTGGGGACAAAGGCCGACAATGTCGCCGACATGGATAGAAAGGGTCGCCGTAAAACCCGATCAGGCGAGAGGCATCCGCATGCCAAATTAGGAGGGACCGACATTCTAGCTATTCGTCTGTCAAAGGAAGGACCAAGAGGATTGGCAAGACGATTTGGCACTAGTCATTCAACTATTGTCCGTATCAAAAATGGTCAAAGCTGGAAACATATCGCACCGGAAAAAGGGCAGCGCCTGTGATGGTCGCTGCCCCCGTATTTCCCGATCGGCTCACCGCGGCGTATTAGTCCTCCAGTATTTTGATCGCCTCGTCGCCGGTGACGTTGACCGCGATCAGGTAGCGCAAAAAACGCGCTGCCGGTCCCGGCACCTCGCGCTCGTCATTGGCCCAACGGCGCGACGTGCGCTCGTCTGAGTGGAGCAGCACCGCTGCGCGGGCCTGGGTCAACGCAAGCTGCTTCAGCGCTTTCTTGTACTGAGCACCCGACATGCGGTTGCTTTTTTTGAGAGCCATCATGCTGCAAGCCTTTCCTGGACACGGATGACGGTCTTCGCCGACCAGGGCGCACCGGTCGGCGTGGCGATCTCGCGGGCGTTGAGCTCGTCGGCGATCGCGCGTGCCGACTGGCCGGCGAACGCGACGAAGATCGGGCGCAGCTCCTGCGCGCGGTAGAGCGCAGCCTGCTTGTTCTCGTTTGCCTGCTTGGCATTGCCGAGCTGCACGCCGCGCGCCTTGGCGATCGCCAGGCCGGCCTTCGTGCGATCGGAGATCATGTCGCGCTCTAGCTCGGCGACGGCGCCGAGGATCTGGATGGTGAACTTCGTGGCGTGCGGGTTGTCGCAAGCAACAAAGTCAACCTTGCTGTCCTGCAGCTTGGTGATCATCGACAGGCGCCGCGCCAGGCGATCGAGCTTTGCGATCACGAGCTGCGCCTTCTGTTTTTTGCAGGCGGCGAGCGCTGCCTCGAGCGCCGGCCGATCGTCGCGCTTGCCGCTCTCGACTTCGGTGAACTCGGCGGCGATCGTCTTGCCCTGAGCTGCAGCGTACTCGGCGACGGCCTTGCGTTGCGCGTCGAGGCCAAGGCCGGAGCGGCCCTGCTTCTGCGTCGACACGCGATAGTAGGCGATCAGCGTTTTCATCGTGTGGTTTCCCTCAAAAATGCGATCCGCTCTTGAACTGTGCTGTCATGTGTCAGGCCTGCTGCCTGCGCCGCCTTCCACCATTCGCTGGAGGCGCGCCCCGTGCGGGCAGACCACTCAAGAATGGCTTCATGCTTTTCGAGATACAGCTTACGGCGGCGCAGCTGAGCCATGCGACGTTTGGCAAGGCCGGTGTTTTTGTGTGTCCTCATAAATAGAAATATAGGGCCAATGGCCCGTCCGGTCAATAGGGAAATAGGCCCTTGACTGTACCGGGCCAACGGCCCTATATACGCCCTATCGGGCCAGTGGCCCTATAGAGGAGAGACCATGAGAAAGCGTTCCTACGACGAGGTCCGCGAGGATATCGAGAACCCGCGCTACGACATTGGCAGCCCGCAGCTCACCAAATTTCGCAAGGTCGCGAATAAGGAAGGCGGCGTGATGCAGCTCGAGCGCTTCTACCGGCTGCAATACGCCGAGGCAGTCGAGCAGGCGGTCCTGGCATCGCAGCGCGCGAAGCTCGGCAACACCAAGGCCGTCGTCTTCAAGGCCGGCTGCGCCAGCGGCACGTTCCACAATGACGGCGCCGACATCGGCAAGGCGGTGGTCAATCAGCACCGCGCAGCCCTTGCCGCCTATCCCGCCCAGGTGCGCCGGGCGCGCACGCCGCGGGAGTGGCAGGAGATGTACGACCAGGCGATGGCGCAGAAGCGCTACCGCGAAGGTTTGCTCAACACCAAAATCATCATCGCAGCTTAAGGAGAGAGACCAATGTCTGCAGAACGTAATCGCAAGTTGAAGAAGTCCCTGGTCGCACACTTCGGCGCCGGCAAGGTGCGTGTCCGCGGATCCCGCGGCACCGCCTCCGGCTGGGTCACCGTCGACATCGACATCGTGCCGACCAACAGCGAGCATCAGCGCGAGCTCACCGACAAGGTGTGGGAGCTGATCGGGGCGGCCGGTGTTGAGATCGGCACCTACGGCTACGACGATCCTGGATCCGACTACGGCTATGGCCGCGAGATCCACATCAACTTTGCCGACCCTGACTTCCACGTCCGCAACGAGGGGTCGATCTTCATCCTGTCGGCAAACACCGAGGCGGCGCGCGGCTGGGTCGAAGACCACATCCCCGAGGATGCCCAGCGCCGGGGTCGCTTCGGTGTGGTGGTCGAGCACAGGTTCATCGCCGACATCGTCGCCGGCGCCCAGGCCGATGGGCTCAGCGTGCGGTGACCAGCTGACCCGATCGGCGCAATAAAAAACCCCGGCAGCGATGCCGGGGTTTTCGCTTCTGTGGGTCGGTTGTGGCGCATCCGACGCCACCGGAAGATCAATAGCAGTTGTAGGTGCAGTAGGTGCCGTCTGGCGTGCAGGTCCGGTAGCAGTTGCGGGCGCTGGCCGGAGCGATAGCGGTGGCGAGCAGCGACAGGGCAGCGAGCGTCAGAAGCAGCTTCTTCATTTTTGGTCCCCTTTGGGTTACGGGTCAATGGCCCAGTGAGGGTGCGGCCATAGCAGGGCCAGTGGCCCGAGATCAACTAATCTTTTGGGTGTTGTTATTAAGGCGCCGCAGCTGCAGGCCTGAGGGCGGGGGTTTTTCTCGCCCCGGTTCTGGCACATTATTAGTGTGCAGTTTGCAAAGATCGGGACGGACCTGGGCGCTTTTGCCAACCCTTTGGCTAAGTCATTGAGTAACCAGATCGTAATCGCTTTAATGACCTGACCCGATTGCTAATGCCATCAATGGGTTAGAGTGCCAACCCTTCTCGATCTGTTCCGCTGAGTATTGAGGTTTTACGCAAGGGTTGGCAGTCGTTCACAACTGTTCTCAAAAGAAAACGGGCCAGGGTGATTAGCCCTGACCCGCACGTTACACGCACCGGTGAGCTTCCTACGAGGCCGAGCTGGCTCCCCACACCTTCATGGCCTGCATCGCGAGCTTCTCTTGGTTGATCTCGGACAGGTACTCCTGCAGCACCTTGAGATCCTTGTGACCGGTGATCGAGGCGACGGTGGTGATGTCGTTGCCGGCCTCCAGCAGCTCGCACGCGGCCGAGGCACGGAGCCCGTGCGCGGTGTAGCTCTTCCAGTCGTTGATGCGCGATTTCTTGAGCGCGTTCTTGATCGTGTTCGACAGCGACGACGTCGTCACAAACGGCTCGAGGCGGTTGGTGTTGAGGATGTATTCGCCGACATGAGGCGTCTCGTCGAGCAGGGCGCCGAGCTTCGGGTGCAGCGGCAGCCAGACCTTGGTGCCAGTCTTCTGCTGTACGACGTGGATCATGCGCACACCACCGCGCTCGGCGATGTCGGTCCATTTCATTTTGATGACGTCGCTCTCGCGCTGTCCGGTATAGAGCAGCAGGTAGATCGCGAGCTTGATGACCCGGTTCGCTGCCTCGTACACCATCGAGATGACGTGGAGAGGCCAGCGCTTGTGATGCACCGCCTTCGGTTTGACGCGCAGCACGCCCGTAGTCGGGTTGGGACCGAGCGGCAGCAGTGGCGAGTAGAACTCCGACGCGAAGATCCAGAGGACCGAGAACACCATCAGGCAGTCATCGATCAGCGACACCGCCATCTTCTCGGCGACGAGCTTGTTGCGGAAATCGCGGATGCCCTGCTGCGTGACATCCTTCATCAGGTGGGTGCCGGCCATCCGATGGATCGTGTCGAGCGCGCGCCGGTAGTTGAACTGCGATGACAGTGCGAGCTTTCTGAAACCGGTGAAGTGCCGGTTTTTGATCTCGCACTTTTTGTACTGCAGGATCACGTCACCGATCGAGCCTGGCATGTAGATCGCGGCCGCGGTGCCGAGCTTGCCGTTTTGCGCGGCATCGAGCAGCGCATGGTACGTTGCCATGAACGCTGGCTGCGATGGATCTCCGGCGATTGGGATCTTCGGGTTTTGTTGATAGCGGAAAAAATAGTAGCGCTTGCCGTGCCGATTAACGGTGCTTGTCAGGTAGTCCATCTTCACCGCCGGCGGGGGCGAAGGCTTCCTCGAATGGGTTGCGTCGTTTAGCACGGCTCCTCGCTTTCAGCTCGTCGAACGCGGCATCAAGATCATGCCGGTCCCACATCTTCATCCCCTTCACCTCTACGCCCCGCGGTAGCAACCCGTCCTCGACGAGCTCAAAGAACGTCGATGGAGCCATGCCACCGAGGTACGCCGCAGCGCGCTCGGCTCGCATGGCACGAGGTGGGTAGGACATGTGGTCCTGCAGCTTGTCGGCCTTGTTAGCCCTAGCCATGCGAGACGCTCCTTCTACCGGGCCAATGGCCCGACGTCAATAGGGGGTCGCCCGGCGGGGGTGTTTGCGATACCCCGCCAGGCCTCCCCAAGGCAGGCCTCCGTGTGCTCAGAAGCACTCCTGCCAAGCTCGCTCATGTCACCTGCTCACACACAAACGGATCTGATGGCCGCTCGAGCAGCGCGCCCTTGACCAGGATCTTCGCCACCCTGGCGGCCTTGTGTTTTGATCGCACGTTGACGCGATCCATCACCACCAGCTCGGCGGGGTTGAGGCCGCGCTCTTTCGCGAAGGCCTCGACCGCTTCACGCGAGCGGCCGATGCGGCGCTTGGTGGTGTTGTAGATGGCATGCAGCTCCCCGAGTCCGTGATTGGCGCCACCGCATATGCAAATGCAGGCATTGCGCCGCGGCTCCTTGAGCTGCATCGGCTGCATCGCGTTGTGGCAGCGCGCATCACAGACGCCGACACAACCGCGCGGGCCGTAGACTGCAAGTACCGTGGTCATGGTTACACCAACAGTTGCGGTGGCAGCGGGTGATCGAGCCCGACGTTGCGCCACAGGTGCAGGCAGTTCGGGTGGATGTTGATGTGCTGCGATCGCCGCGGATGAAATTGCAGCACGGTCTCTTCGTCGTCCCAGAAGTGCCGCTTGACCCAGTCCATCTCGGTCCAGTTGGGCGGGTGCTTGCCCTCGATCGACACCGACACATGCTCCCAGCCGGCGAGCTCTGGATCTGGATCCATGCCGTTGTCGGCGATGATGTGCAGCTCGCGACCGCTCGGCCCTTGCACCGCGAAGGCGCCGCACGGCTCGCCGTTTCGGCTGGCCATGCGTCCGATCTTCACGCGGCCACCCTCGATCTTGCCGTCGTACTCGCTTCTCATCGCAACGCCTGAGCTCGCGCCAGCAGCTTGTGGGTGCCCGTCCAGGGCAGTCGCGTCGGCTGCGATCGGATCTCACGGCAGAGCCTGGCCACGCCCTCGTGAAAGCGCACCGCCTCGTCCTGGTTCTCGAAGGCGGCCGTCATTGTGACCTTGTGCTCGTCGTCACCGCCGGCAACGCCGGTGTAGATCGAGAGGGCGAGTGTTTTCATGGTGCCTCCTCCTGTTTCAACTTGCGAATGGCGGCGGCGATTTCGCGGCCGTCCGCGTGAAATGCCTGTTCCGCCACCTGCGCGCAGCGCTCGATGGTGACGGCTTTGACTGTCAGCAATTCTTTTCGCAACTCAAATTCAATCTGAACTCCCTGACCAGCAATGCCCATCCATCGCGGGTCGCCAGCAGTCTCCCCAACCTGCGCGGCGGCGGTGAGGGCGGCTTGGGCTATTTCATTCGGATAGATTGTTGACGGACCCCAACAAGCACTTTCGCCATCTGCGAATGTATGGGTGTCCCTCAAAAGAGACACGATGGCTTGCCGCGCTGCCTCGATCTGCGCTTGCGTTGGTGTGGTCATTGCTCCGTCACCGTGTGCATGTCCTTCATCATCTCGTCGTAGTCGCGCGCGATCACCTCGTGGATCTTCTTGGCTGTGAGGTCGACGTACTCGAGCGCCTGCTCTTTGCTCTCGGTCTTCTGCAAAATGACATTCATCAGCAGGCCGACGGCGATAGCACCGACGTCGTTGATGCTGTGACCCCAACACGCGAGCTTGACCTGGTCAGCCAGGCGTATCGCGCGCTGGTCCTTTGCCTGGTCTGAAGAGGTCGGGGATTTTCTGTCGATAATCATTTGCGATCGCTTCCATCACTTCGGTCTCGTGTTCTGCATCGCGCATCTTCATGCGACCTTCAGCCACCCAGCGGGGGTAGACCTTGCGGCGCAGTCGCAGCTCACGCTCAAGGCACAAAAGTTTTGTCTCGTCGTCGAACATCGTCGTCCCTCACAGCGGCGCTGCAGAATAATCCGACAGCTGTACCGATCGCGCAGGCAACCCAGAGCCAGAAGACAAAACCCAATACACTGATTGTCATCAGCATCTCCGTTAGCCCCCAGCCAGCGGATTGCGCACCTTCCTTTCATCATCGCGTGTTGCACCCAGCATTTCGAGAACGCGCTCCTGCTGGGCGCCGTCCAGGCTGATCATCACTTCGGTGAGAATGTAGCTGCGGGCGTCTTCCCAGAACGCCTCGAGCTCGGCCTGCGTCATGGTGAGCTTCGACATCGATGGCAGCACCGTAACGACCCTGCCGTCGCGCAGGTGGATGTCATCGCCGCGGCCGCTCTCGTAGGCGATCTCGGCGCGCAAGGCCTCCGGCTCGACGTTCAGCATCTTGGCGATCTCGGCGATCGTGACGAAGATCTTTGAGTTGAAGGCGGCGTTGCGATCGTTGACCAGCTCGACCTCGATCGTGTCACCGACCTTGGTCTTCTTGTTCAACACCTGGCGGGCGTCATCGTCGCCCGGCACCAGGGCGCCCTTGACGACGTTAAGCCGCACTGGATCCTCTCAACTTGCGCAGGCGTTTGGTGATCTCGCGCATGACGAAGGCATGGTGAGCTGGCAGCGCCGTGAGCAGCTCGCCCATGAGCTTCTCGTTCTTCGCCACCCATTTGTCGGCCAGCTCGAGCGTTGGCGCAGCGTTGATCAGCATCAGCAGATCGCGCGACCAGTCCTGCCATTCCATGCCAGAGACAAATCCGATCTCGAAAGGTTTTTTTGGATCGTAGGTTGCAACCTTGACCTGGCCGGCGAGCTCGGGGTGCGCTTCCGACCAACCAGGCTCTCGGATCTCCGGCCGATCGGTGAAGCGCTGCTTGGGTTCCTTCTCGTTCGTCACCGCCAGGCCGAGGATGGCGCGCAGCGCGTAGCGCTGCAGATAGGTCATGGTGGATCCCATGGCCTGCACGGCATTGCGGTTCTGGCCAACGTCGGGCGGGCCGTCGAGCGTCTTCTCGATCGAGTAGCCGTTGCGGTGCGACAGCCGGCAGGTGACGTAGATCCGGTTAGCCTCGCGCTTCTCGGGCGGCACGGTGGCGTCGGGGAAGATCGCAAACAGACCATGCTGGCCGAGCACCGGATCGATCACCGCCGCGATCGCGGCCATCGACTCGTACTTGATCGACTTGCCGCTGTTGAGCCCGATCTCTTGGTCCTTAATGACCGGCCGCAGCTCAGCCTTGGCGGCCGCCAGCGCATTGTTGAACTCGGCCTTCTTCTGCCCGAGCTCGGCCGCCTCGTAGAGCTTGGCCAGGCGCTCGAGCGTTGCAACGTCGGCGCCCTTATCGACGGCGGCGCGCAACAGATCGATCAGTGTGGTGGTGGGTGTGATCGGCACGACGTCATTCATCGTCGACGCTCCTGACTGAAAGGTGGCCACGTTTGCTGCGGCTGATGCGGATCTCTTGATAACGGAGGCGGCCGACGTCGTTTGGCACCAAGGATTTGGCCGACGTGGCCGCCTGCTCGTGGACCTTCGAGGCCTCATGCGTGGCCCGCCAGTCCTCGAGGTGTGAAATCAGCTCGGCTTTGTAATTGGGATCCTCGACGTTGAGATTGATCGTGCGCCATTTCTCCGGTGGTACCAGCCTGGGCAGCTCGGCCGGTGGCGTCACGGTGTCGACGCAGATCTTGAAGGCGCGGATGCGCTCGAGCACTTCGTCGTAATACGTTTGGTCGAACTCGATCTCGATCTCTTCCGGTTCGCGGCCGGCGCAGCTGATCAGCAATATCGCTTTTGTGGCGCCACGGCAGGCGCGCTGGATCAGGAGCTGTGGGGCGTAAAACTGGCACGCCCAGTCAGTCGACCAGGCGGTGCATTTGGCATCGATCACCGCATCGCGCACGCGATCGTAGGCATCGAGCGTGCAGGTGAGGAAGGGGAGCTGCGGATGGCGCAGCACCTCGCCGCGCTCCTCGAGCGGGTAGGTGAGCTTGCGCTGGTGCCAGTCGAGGATGAAGGGCTCCATGTAGACGCCTTGCTGCACTGGCCAGCTGTAGGTGAGATCCTCTGGCTCGGCCAAGCCGGTGAGCACGCGCCACTTGGCGACGAGCTGCTCGGCCGTCCCGTTGACAATGGTCGGGACATCAGAGGCGCCGATCTCGCCGCGCTTAGCGAGCTGATCTGCGGTGAGCATCTGGCAAGTTCCTGAGATAACGATGCACTGAGTACTCGTTGACCAGTAGGCGGCGGCCTGGGCGCTTGATCTGCAAGTGCCCCTTGATGCGGTGGAACTGTCTTGTACTGATGTGCAGGATCTCGACGGCCTGCTCGATCGTGATCGTCTTCCATTTGCCGTTGTGGCTGCGCTGACGCACCCTATTCCTAGCCACCATGTTCCCTCCACCGAGACGAGCGCTCTCGTTCGCACGCAAACAATTTTGCGTGAGCAATGAGATCCGCCAATCAGATAGCGTGCGTTGGGTTTTTTGTTCCCGAGCTGAGATGTCTCGGTTCGAGATGTCGCTGACACCTAAGTGCCATTCGACACACGAAATAGGACCACAGTTTTCTGGATATGCAAACGGGCAAAAATTGCACGGATTACTTTCATACCTTACGCCGTGATGACGTCACCTGTGCCAGCGAGTGCCGGTGAGTGCCAACAAGTGACAACGAGTGCCAGTGAGTGACTACAAGTGCCAACGTCAACAGCGCTGCCATAAAATTGTAACCACAAAAATATTTTCGTGAGTCACTTGTTGGCATTAGTAGTCGCAGTTTGAGGTTTGACGCACCTATAATTTGTGTTGTCTAAAATCGGAGATGCGGCGGTTCGCCAACACATTCGACGACATCGTTAAGAAGCTCGGCGGCGTCGAGGCCGTAGCCGACCTCACCAGGCGCTCCACCCAGGCGGTATTCAACTGGCGAATGCGCGGACGTTTCCCGACGGTGCTGTGGTTTGACATCACCGAGGAGCTCGAGCGCCGCGGCTATATCTGCGATGCGCGCTGGCTTTTCGGTTTCGAGGACAATCGCAACACCCGACGTGATGCAGCGTAGGTGGGGCCATGAACCACCAGCTCGCTCTGTTTGGCAAGCGCCGCAAGACCGGGCGTGGCTCTAAAGAATTTAACCTGCATGTGATGGTCGCCGACATTCTCGAGCGCTGGGCCACGCCTGGCTGGCGCTGGACGCATCTGCCTTTTGGCGAGCACCGCAGCGCGATCACCGGCGGCAGGCTCAAGCGCATGGGCACCAAGCGCGGCTGGCCCGATTTCATTCTGTTGCCGCCGATGGAAATTGTCCCGAACATGCTCGACACCAAACGCAAAGTCTCGCTGTACCCGCGGCCGTGCTTCCTCGAGCTCAAGCGCAAGGGCGGCAAGCTCACGGAACAGCAAGAAGAGCTGGCGCTGTGGATGCAAGCAAATCGCTACGAGTATGCCGTCGCCGATAATTTCAACGACGCGATTGACATCCTCAAGGACTGGCGCGCCGTGCGCGCCAGTGTGACGGCATGAACCAGCACGCTGCATTTCAGCAACGACTGCGCGACAGTGCGCCTGCGGTGTTCGCCTATGTGCAGCACCTGAGCGTGAAGGGCTGCGTGGTCGAGTTTCCGCCGCTGCGCATTGCGCCAACTGCAGCAGAGCATGAGCAGTATGCAGACAGCGGTGACATCTTCGTCCTGGTGCGCAAGCGCGTCGAGATCAAAGGTCTCAGCCGAGACTGGACATCACGCAGCGACTGGCCGTTCGAGCATTTCTTCGTCGACCGCAAGCACCGGGTCGAGAGCGAGGCTGGTGAAGTCGCGCTCTGGGTCTACCTGAATAAGCCGCTGACGCATTACGCCATCGTCAAGCCAAGCACGATGGCAGCGTGGTACCCGCATTCAACACACAACAGCGGCACCGGCAACGTCGAGGACTACATCTGCTGTCCGCTCACGCATGTCAGCTTCCACAGACTCGCACGCTGGGGAGATCCAGCATGAACATCATCAAAGGAACGCTCGCGCTCACCAAGGCGCCGGTGTGGATCTGGATCGATCAGATCGTGAGCATGACGGTCAACGCCGAGGGCGGTGCCGTCATCACCACCCTCGACGGCAAGCAGCAGGCGCTCAAGGAAACGCCCGACGAGGTGCTCAAGGCGACCGGCAACCTGCTCAAGGGCATGGGGGTGCAGTCATGATGGCCGAACTGATCGCCGAGCGACTGCCGGCAACAGGGTTGTGGTCTGGCGGGCTCGCCGAATGGACCGAGGGCGAAACAGCCTACCTGTCGGTCGCCTTCACATGGCGCCTCGACGATGCCTACAGCCGCGCGTGCGGCTACCGGCAGATGGGCTCGAGCCGCCAGCCCGTGGCAAACGGGGAGCTGTTCGCATGACCGCCGAACAGATCGCGCGTGCGCTCGGTGGCAAGCGCAGCGGCAACCAGTGGAAGTGCCGCTGCCCGGCGCACGCCGACAAGGATCCGAGCATGATCGTGTTCGACGGCCGCGATGCCGTGCAGGTGCGCTGCTACGCCGGCTGTGATCCGCTCGACATCATCACAGCTCTGCGCGCCATGGGGTTGTGGGGCAGGGACGTTGACGGGGATGATGTTACGGTCAACGGAGATCCGCACGAGGCCAGGCGTCGACGTGAGACGCCGCGCACCGATCCCTCCCGCCACGGCAGGCTCGCGCTCGAGATCTGGGAGCGCAGCGTTGACCCGAGAGAGACGCCGGCCGAGGCGTATCTGAAGGGGCGGGGACTGGTATTGCCATCATCTGCTGCGGTCACCGCGCTTCGCTACAGCGAGTGCTGCCCCAAGGGCGAGCGGGCGCAGCCAGCCCTGGTCGTACTGATGCGCAACGTCGAGAGCTTTGCCCCGCAGGCGATCCAGCGGCTGTTTCTTGACATAGATCAAAATCGCAAAACCGAAGCCATGATGCTTGGGCCGGTTGGCAACGCCGCCATGATGATCTCCTCACGCGCCGATACGTTTTGCGATAGCCTCGGGTTCTGTCCGCTGCTCTACGTCTGCGAGGGGTTGGAGACCGCATTGGCCCTACACCAATTTGGTCGCAGGCCGGTGTGGGCGCTCGGCTCGGCCGGCGCCATCGCGCGCTTCCCGGTGATCTTCGGCGTCGGCGAATTGACGATCGCCGCCGACAACGACGAGAACAACGTCGGGCTCGAGGCCGCGGTCGAGTGCGCAGAACGGTGGAATGGGGAGAAGGACCAGCATTTTGCCCGCATCGTGATGCCCCGCAAACCAGGCACCGACTTTGCCGATGCCATCCAGAGGAAGTGATCATGGCCGCGCGCGAAGTACCGTTTCCCGAGGATGAACTCGACGCCAGCGATCCGCGCTACCTGGAGGCCAAGCGAAAAAAAGAGCAGCGCAAGGCCAAGGCCAACGGCCACCACAGCCAGGTCGAGCCGCTCGAGTTCATGGACTACACGATCGAGCCGATCCCGCGCCGAGCCTGGGTGGTGCAAGACCGTGTGCCGGCCAACAACGTGACGCTGCTCTCGGGCGAGGGCAGTGTGGGCAAGTCCATCCTGGCGATGCAGCTCAGTGTGGTGGTGGCGCTCAATGCCGACCAGGACACGATCGAGCGCGACTGGCTCGGCCAGCTCCCCGCCGGCGGATCGGTTTTGTATCTCACCTGTGAGGAGGATCGCGACGAGACCGCGCATCGCCTGGAGGCGATCGCCAAGCACTACCACACCTCGCGCAAGGAGCTGATGCGCAACCTGTTCATGATCTCGCGGGTCGGATTGTTCTCGCTGCTGGCCGAGGTTTCCCGTGAAACGCTAAGGCCGACAGAGCTGTGGGCGCTGCTGCGGGCGCAGATCATTGCCATCAAGCCGAAGCTCATCGTGATCGACACCGCGGCCGATGTCTTTGGTGGCAACGAGATCAACCGACAGCACACACGTCAGTTTATTACGATGTTGCGAGGGCTGGCGATCGAGGTTGGCGCCGGCGTGATCCTGATCGCGCACCCAAGCCTGGAGGGTATCCGCTCTGGTAGTGGTCTTTCTGGGTCAACGGCCTGGCACAACAGCGTGCGAGCGCGCGCCTACTTCCAGAACCTGTCGGAGGATGAGCGCGACAACGATTTGAGGGTTTTGGAGTGGATGAAAAGCAACTACGGCCCGGTCTGCGAGCGGGTGGTGGTGCGCTACAAGAACGGCGTCTACGTTCCAGAGCCCTCGCAAGGATCGGCCGAGCAGCTCATGAGCGAGCGCAACGTCGAGGGCGTGCTGCTCGAGATCCTACGGCGCTTTGCCAGAGACGGCCGCGACGTATCGAGCAAGCCGAGCCCATCGTATCTGCCAGCGGTGTTTGCACGCGAGGCCGAGGCCAAGAACGCCAAGCCACCAATTCGCAAAAGCGACCTGGAGGGTGCAATGTCGCGCCTGTTCACCGCCGGCCGCATCGTCAACGAGGCGATCGGGCCACCCTCGCGCCGGCTTACGCGCATCGTGGAGAAGGGTAGTGCGAGCGCTTCAGACTGATTTCAGACTATCTTCAGACTGCTTCACACAGCCTGTACGCTCACACCCCCCATACCCCCCCCTCAGTCTGAAGGGGGTCTTCAGACTGACCCAAGGGGGTCAGAGACCCCTCAGACTGGGAGCAGTGTGAACATGGGCAAGGGTGGTAGTGGCAATGCATCGTGGAGAGCAGCTGCATCGATGCAGCGTGCATTGCCAGGCAACACCAACAAGAGGCAGTGCAACTACATCAAGCGCAACGGCATCAAGTGCAAAGCATTTGCAATCCGCAACTGGCATCGGTGCTTCATGCATGGTGGAGCTGCAGTGCTTGCACGCAGAGGTTTGTATGTAGCAAAGAGGTTGAGGCATGGCAGGTTCAGGCAAAGGAAAGTCCCCGAAGAGATCACTAAGAGAGGAAGTTAGGGACGCGCTGTTGTCTATGATGCGCGACACTTCGGCGCCGGCGACGGCGCGCGCGAGCGCGGCGCGATCGTTGGTGTTGATGCTGGCTGAGGAGACGACGCCAGAGGATCAGCGCGAGGCGAGCGGCATGACGATCGAGGAGCTCGACGAAGAGATCGCGCAGCTCAGCGCTAGTCCACAGTCGCAGCGTTGACCAGGCGCGCGTTGAGCTGCAGTTATTGCGGCGTTCCCGTGTACTCGGCCGGCAGCACGCCCCAATCCCAGAGCTCACAAGCTCAACCCCCAGCGGCTGTCGGCCGATCTCGTGTGACAGGCTAACGAGCGTCAGCGTGTCACACGATCAAGCCTGCGGCGGTGTGATGCAAGAAACGCCTGCGGCCCAAGCCGATCCGCAACCCGCCCCCTGCCGCCCCCCGAACTGTGCCGCCTCAATGGGCGTAACCCTCACCCCCAAATTTTTCACCCTCGAATTTTCTGCGCCCATGCACGGCGGCCTTGCCGGGGAAGCTGGTGAGTTTTTTGCAAGCGGGCGCTATCGCGCACCCCAAAACCAAAACCAGCCAATGGGCTTCCCTCTGGCGCCGTTTTGGCGCTCGATAATAATTTCGTCCTGTCATGAGGAGGAACGATCGGCGGCGGCGGCCAGAACATCTTTGGCGCCGCTTGGTTGACCGTTGACCAGTTTGCTGTGCGCGAGCCTGACTGCTCCGCGCAGCTCGGTGATCTCGTTGGCGGCTTCTGCCAGCAGATCGCGGCCCATGCGAGAGCGGCCGTCTCGATCTCGGTAGGCGATCAGTCGTTCGACGATGTCCATCAGAAGCTCCCGAGGAACAACCACCACTCAAGCAAGATCACGGATAGTATAACGATCGCGCAGACGAGGTCGACGCTCGCAGCAGCCAGCGCAGCATCACACGTCGAGCTCTCCGAGCTGCCAGTCGGTAAACAGTTCGGGGTGTCGCGAGATATAGATCAGCTCGTTCGCCGCCATGAACAGCGCCAGCGGGTTGGCGCCCTTCACCGCGGGGAAAAACTTCGCCATCAGCTCGCAGGTCTGATTGTGCAGCGGTCGTTTACGTTTGCGCTTCATGGCGGGAACACCTTTTTCAGCATCGGTTTGATCGCGACAATGCGCGGGTCGTCTGCCAAATCAATCATCTCGGCGAAGGTCGGCAGCCGCATGCGCAGCCTGTCGTCGAACAGCAAAATGGTCTGGCAGTAGGCGCAGACCGTGATGTCGCCCGGCGCCGGCCCCAAATCCTTCTTGCCGTCAACGACGATGGCGGTGGCGCCGTCCAGCCTCTTGTCGCAGGTGGGGCAGCATGACCGGCTTTTGAGGTGGCGCGAGCGGCCGATTTTCATGCGCGGCCCTTCATTTCCGGCTGGCCCTCGAAGCGCGCGATCATTTCCTTCATCAGCGTGACGACGTCCTTGCGATCGGCGCCGTTCGAGATGTAGTTGCAGCGGCCCGGCTCGTCGCCGAAATTGTAGACCATCAACACAAAGCCGACCTTGCGATCGTTGCCGCGCTTATCGCCGTTGAACAGCTGGTCGATGGCGCGCGCCAGCGCGTTCATCTGCTCGATGATGCCGCCTCGATCGGCGCATCGCCGAGCTGGTGTTTCTCACTCACGCGCCGTCCATCTTCTGCCGTTGCCTTCGCATCAGCACCAGCGTCTGCGGCGGTGGCGGGTCGTCGGATTTCCTGATGCCGGAATGCACATAGCACTTGAGCTGCTTGCTGTAGACCATGAGCTTGGGGTTTGCCTTCTTGAAGATGGCGAGGTCGGAGTGCGCGATCTTGTCAGAGACCCAGAACATGCGCATCAGGTGGATGCGGTTGATGTAGCCGTAGACCTGGATGCTGTCCTTGATGAACTGCATGCGCATGGCCCGAAAGTAGTCACCACCATGAGGCATACAGACCCCCCATCCCCCGGCACAGCGTTGGCTGTCAGGGCCTAACACACTTTGTGTGAGAATATGAGTTGGACCAAGGTCCAACAATAGGAGGTTCAGTAACAGTGGGATAATATCCCGTGGAGTAGGGGGCCGGGCAGTGATCCAGTGATTGGATCATGAGCAACACTCCGAGCGAGCGCGTGGCCTGGAATTTGCGGCGCCTTCGCGTCGAGCGCGGCCTGTCGCAGGAGCGCCTGGCGCTCGAGGCCGACGTCGACCGCTCCTACGTCGGCCGGCTCGAGCGCGGCCTGGAGAACCCGACGCTGGCGATCCTCGAGCGGCTGGCCGGCCCGCTCGCCGTCAACGTCTCCGAGTTGTTTGCCAAACCGCAGGGGCCAAAACCCAAGCCGCTGCCGGGCGGCCGCAAGCGCCGCGCTTTGCGAAATAAAAAACCGGGTGTATAAAAAAACCCTGCTCGCAACGCGACGGCAGCGCAGCGCGGCCCCGAGCGCTTAGCATGAGACGGGGCACCGAAAACCAAACATGGTTACGGTCAAGCGCCCGCAGCGCGTTTTCTCGTTTTCCGATCACCAGAAGACCCGGCCCAACCAGCCGCCGCCGGGCGATCGGCTCGACGAGATGTTCATGCAGCTCGCCGACGCCATCGCCTCGACGCAGGCGGCGCTCGCCGAGATCAGGCGCGACGACGGCAAGCTCAACAACGCAACCGTCAGCGAACATCACCTGGCCCCCGGCCTGCTGCAAAAGTTGGCCGACGAGTTCAAGGACAGGATCGGTGAGTACTCGATCGCCACCATCAGCAACGCCGCCATCGCCAAGGAGGCCGAGCGCCAGGCGCAGCTCTACGCCGCCGACGCGGAAGCGGCGCTGACGGTGGCAACCCAACTGGTCAACGGCATGCAGGCGCTGCGCGCGCTGATCGAGACGAAATCAAACGTCAACACGTCGGCTTACGAAATCACCCAGATGCTCACCAACGAGGCCGAGAACTGGGCGACCTACAGCCACGCCCAGGCCGACAACGCCATCAAGGCCAAGGACGAGGCGCTGGCCTGGGCGGAATATCTCGCCGGCCCGGTGGTCGATGCCGCCAAGGCGCCGGCCTATATTTCGGGCTCGCCGTTTCCCAACGGATTGTATTATCAGCCGGTCGAGGGCGGCGTGGCCGGGCTGTGGAGCGCCAAATGGTGGGCGCTGCAGGCCTACAACCTGGTCGGGGCGGCCGGGCAATTTTTCTTAGGGCCGTGGCCGGCACCCCCGCTCGCCGGCGAGCAGAACCCCTCGAGCGGGCAGGTGGCGCCCGATCCGATCCCGCCCGGCTCGATCTACTACGACACCTCGTCGGGCCAGATCATGGTGTGGAACGGCACCGCCTGGAAGCAGACGGCGGCGTTCGTGTCGTCGGTGTCGCAGGCCTTCGTCTACCAGGCCACCGCCGGCCAGCAGACCTTCGGCGGCATGGATCTCAACGGCCAGATCCCGGTGGTGGGAACCTATCAGTCGATCGTCTGCGTCAACGGCGTGCGGCTGGTGCCCGAGCTCGACTACACCATCAACACCTCGAGCAACGAGCTTCGCATCGCCGCGCCGGTCATGCTCAACTCATTCGTGCAGTGGGACTTGCTGGTGCCGCAGATAGCGCCGGCCGCCCACGTCAACGCCTGGAAGATCGTCGAGCTGGTGCCCGACGGCGTGCTGGCCGACTTTGCGCTGCAGTACATGGATGCAAGCTCGACCAGGGTCGACGCCGCCGTCGGCTCGAGCGCCGAGCTCGCGCTGGTGCTCGACGGCACGCCGCAAGAGCCCGACGTCGATTACACCGCGGCCGGCGCCAGCCTGCACCTGGCCGCGCCGCCGCCGGCCGACGCCAGCCTGTGGGCGGTCTGGTATCAGCCGGAGGCCAATGCATGAGGAGCCCGACATGACACAGGCGCTGCGCGTGGCGCTCTGGGTGCCGACCGACCCCGACACCACCATCTCGGATGGTGTGTTCACCAACGGCGCCGCCGGCCTCGCCGACGTATTCCCGACCCGCTTCGACACCGGCGGCGGTGGTGGCGGCGGCGGCATCGAGGAGGCGCCGGTCGACGGCAAGCAGTACGCGCGCGCCGACGCCATGTGGAAAGAGGTCGAGGGCGCCGTCACCGCCGGCATCCCCGAGGCGCCGGCCAACGGCACGCCCTATGTGCGCCAGGACATCAACTGGCTGAGCTTTGCGGTGATCGACGCGGGCAACTACTAAAGGAGCAAAAGCAAATGGCTGTGAACATCGAAGTCAAGGCGGGCTCGGTTGCAACCGTCAACGGCCCGGCCAAGATCTCCGTGACGTCGGACGTGCCGGGCTCGGTGCTGATCGACGGCGAGCCGGTCGGCACACCGGCGCCGAGCGTGCCGCCGCCCGAACAGCCGGCGCCGCCGACATTGGCCTCGCTCAATCCCGCCACCGCGGTTTGCGGCGACGCCGCCGATGTCACCCTGACCGTCAACGGCGAAGGCTTCACCGACACCAGCGTGATCCGCTTCAACGGCTATGACGAGCCGACCACATTCGTTTCGGAAAATTCGCTGACCACCATCGTCAAGCCGTCGCTGTTCACGGTGCCGGCCGACGTGCCGTGCGCGGTGCGCAACGCCGACCAGCTCAGCAACGAGCTCGCGTTCTCGTTCACCGCGGCAGCGGCGCGCGTCGGCAAGAGATCCTGACAAGAGAGATCCGACATGGGTTTGCGCCCGAAACGGAAAACAAAAAAACCGGCGAAGAGAAAACCGGCGAAGAGAAAAAATCCGTTGAGCTTGAACGCGACCGAGCGTCGCTACAAAAAAAATCTCGATGAGCTGCTGGCGCCGATGACATCTCGGGGCAGAAAAAAACCGAAACGGAGAAAAGCAATGGCAAAAGACGACGACGACAAGAAGAAAACCGAAGGACTACAAAAGCACGCGCCGCACAGGCCGGGCAAGGAGCCGGATCCGATGGCGCCGCCGCCGACCGACACCTCCAACAACCCGCCGGCGCAAGACGAGACGGCGAAAAAATGACCAGCGATCTGCGCCGGCCACCGCGCACGTCGTTACTGGCGGCAGCGCTCAAGCTGCCGCCAGACACGCCCGACAACCTGGCCGCCTCGATCGGGCGGCGTCGCCGCGCCATCAACGAGCTCTACCGCATCCAGAAAGAATACGAGGCCAACGTCGCGCCGCCGGCGCCGCGCGCGTCCGAGCCGCCGCCGCTGGCAAAAAAGGGGAGCTGAAAAATTTTCCTGGAGTGATTGCCCATGACATCGCGTTATCGCCACCGACGCACTCCGACTGCCGCCACCGCCTTTCCCAACCCGGTCGAACCGGGCGAGATCGTCGTCAACACCGCCAACCGGCAGATCGCCGTCGGCGACGCCGCCGGCGCCACGCTCGGCGCCCCCAAGCAACTCATCGGCGTGCGCTTCTTCGACACCACCGCGCAATATGCGCCCAATGATTTTGTGATCAGCGGCGGCAACCAGTATCGCGCGAAAGCCCCGATCATGCCCGGCCCGTTCAACGCCTCGCAGTGGGATCTCTATGCGCCCGCCGGCGTCGCCGGCGTCACCGCCGACGGCGTCATCTTCACGCCGGTCGGCAACGTCAGCTCGAGCAACGTGCAGACGGCGATCGCCGAGGTCGACAGCGAGAAGGTCGCCAAGGCCGGCGATGTCATGGCCGGTCACCTGCAGCTGCCGGCCGGGCCTGCCGCCAACCAGGCGGTGCGCAAGGACTACGTCGACGCCGCCATCAGCACCCTAGACGCCTCGATCGGTGCCGACACCGATGCGCTCGCCACCGCCAAGGTGGCGAAGGCCGGCGACGTGATGAGCGGCGCGCTCACGCTGCCGTCCGATCCGACCGTCAACCTGCACGCCGCCACCAAGCAGTATGTCGATGCCAACGCCGGCACCGTCAGGGTCAGTGACGTGCCGCCGGCCGGCGTGAAGGACGGCACGCTGTGGTGGGAGAGCGACACCGGCCAGCTCTACGTTCGCTACAACGATCTCAGCGGCGTGCCGCAGTGGGTGATCGCAGCGCCGCAGCCCGACACCCAGCAGTACATCGCCGAGGCACCGGTCGACGGCAAGGTGTACGGCCGCAAGAATTACGTCTGGACCGCCGCGGTCAATCTCGCCGGCGACACCATGAGCGGGCACCTCACGCTGCCGGCCGGGCCTGGTCCCGCCAACGCCGTGCGCAAGGACTACGTCGACGCCGCCGACGCCGCGCTGCAAACCGGCAAGGTGGCGAAGTCCGGCGACACCATGACCGGCAGCCTGCTCATTAACGGTGCCAATCCTTTCATGGGGCTGAACAAGACGGCTTCGGGCCAGACTAATCAAATTTACGGCTACACCAATTCAACCGTTCGTTGGGAAATGGACCTTGGTTCACAGGCAGCCGAGAGCGGCGGTAATGCCGGTAGCGATTTCTTGCTTAGCCGCTTCAACGACGCCGGGGCCTGGCTCGCTACGGCAATGTTGATTACCCGCTCGACCGGTGCCGTTAACTTTTACAGCACGCTTAATGCGCCAACCGTTGTAGCCATCGGCGATGTCGGCGCGAACCGCGTTGTTATTAATTCGGCAGGGTATGTACTTGTCGATACCGCGAAGTTCTACTCCGACGGCAACCAGTCAACATGGTACTACAACGGCGACGCCTGTTTTGTGAACTACACCAAGGCAAACGGCAATTTGCAGTTCACCGTCAACAACGCAATAACTTTTCAGCACGTCTATGCTACGCACTCCTTCTATGTCGATGGCGCGGCCTTTAAACCCGGTGGCAGCGTATGGTCCGACTCGTCGGATTTCCGCATCAAGAACGTGCAGGGCGAATACAAGGCCGGTCTTGATGCGGTCGCTGCATTGCAGCCGATCATCTACACCTTCAAGGGCAACGACACGCTTGAGGTGCCGGATTACGTCAGGACGCAAGCGGAGAAGGAGGAGGCCGCGCGTAAGGCCAGAGAGACTGACGTGCCCGAGGCGCCGGTCAGCGTTCCATATCCCAACAGTCCGCACTACCAGGCGGCGAAGGATCAGAAGCTGTTTCACGGCCTGATCGCGCAGGAGGTCGAGAAGGTTTTTCCAGAGATGATCAGCAAGCGCGCCGGCTTCCTCAACGGCGAGCCGGTGAGCGACATCCGCGACATGGATACCTCGCCGCTGATCTACGCGCTGGTGAACGCCGTCAAGGAGCTCAAGGCGCGCGTCGAGGCGCTCGAGGCAGGAGTAGCCTGACATGGCAGCGATGGATTTTCCCGCGTCTCCGACCGTCGGACAAAAATATCCGGTGCCGGCCGTTGCCGGCCTGCCGCAATACACCTGGGACGGCGAAAAATGGACGACGGTCGGCGGCAGCATCTGGACCGCGGTGCCGGGCGATGCGTTGCCGTTGCCCAACGCGCTGCCGGCGGTGGTCGGCGTTGCCACCAAGTACGCGCGCGAGGATCACGTCCACCCGAGCGACACGTCGCGGGCGCCGCTGAGCGGGATCCAAATCAACGGCGCCTTCGACGTCAGCCAGGAGCTGGGCACTGCCGGCATCACCGCCGCCGGATACGTCTGCGACGGCTGGAGGTTTGCCAAGGCGGGAGCCGCGGTGCTGTCTGTGCGGCAGACGGCAACGCCTGGGTTGTTTGCCGGTCAGCCAAATTTTTTGATTGCAACGGTCACAACCGCGCAGTTGTCACTGGCGGCCGGTGAGTATGGCGTGATTAGTCAGCCAGTCGAAGGTTACCGCATCGCCCGCCTGGATTGGGGCAGAGCAACCGCCCAGTCGATCACGCTTTGCTTTAGCACCGCGCACGTCAGGACGGGCATTTATTCCGGCACCATACGCAATGCATCATCTGACCGGAGCTATCCCTTCACCTACACGCAAAATGTTTCGGGGGTGCCTGAGTACAAGACCGTCGTTATTCCCGGCGACACACAGGGCGCCTGGGCGATCGACAACACTGTCGGCATGTCAGTGACTTTCGCGATGGCGGCCGGCTCAACCTATACTGCGCCAACAGCAGGAAGCTGGGTGGCTGGCAACTACCTTGCCGCACCGGGCCAGGTCAACGCCGTCGGATTGACCAGCGACATTTTTCGGTTGAGCGGCGTCGTCATTCTCCCCGGCGTTCAGGCCCCGACTGCCGCGCAAGTGCCCTTCATCCTGCGGCCCTACGATCAGGAGCTGCTGATCTGCAAACGCTATTTCTACAACGGTGTGCCGCCGGTGCGCGGATTGGTTGGTAGCGCGAACGGCCTCTCCAGGCTGGCCTGCCTGCATCCTGTCGCCATGCGCACGGTGCCGATCCTCACCATGACCAGTCCGCTGCCGGTCTACGAGGGCAATGTGGTGACGACCATCAACAGCATCGGCGCCAACGAATGTACGGCGACCGCGCTGGAGTTTGAGGCCACCTCCGCTGCCGCCATGACCGCCGGCCGGCCGGCCATGGTTTACCAAGGTGGCGGCGGCAACCTGAACGTAGATGCGAGACTGTGATTGCGATCTGATTGAGGAGTGATTGAGCCATGACATCGCACTATCGTCACCGCCGCACGTCGAACAGCGCCGCAGTCTTCAACCAGCTCGAGCCCGGCGAAATTGCCGTCAACACCGCCAACCGGCAGCTCGCGGCTGGTGATGCCGCATCGGCCTCGATCGGCGCCCCGCTGCCGCTGTTGGCGGTGCAGATCTGGGATGCGCGCGCACAATACGTCACGAATGATTTCGTCACCAACGCCGGCGTGTTCTATCGCGCCAAGTACAGCGTCATGCCTGGCGCCTTCAACGCCGCCGATTGGGAAAAGTATTCCGACGACGCCGCCATCACGGAATACATCGACGGCACCACCACCGGTAAGGTCAATCGCGCCGGCGACACCATGGCGGGGCCGCTCGTCATGGCGGCCGATCCGGTCAATGATCTGGAGCCGGCCACCAAGCAATTTTCCGAGGCCGGCGATGCCGACGTGACGGCGGCCTTCACTGCCGCCGACACCGTCATCAAGGGCAACTATCTGCCGAAGTCTGGCGGCATCTTGAGCGGGCCACTGACATTGGCCGCCGATCCGCAAGGCGCACTCGGCGCCGCCACCAAGCAGTATGTCGATGCTCATCCCACCGGCATCGCCGAGGCGCCGATCGACAGCAGGGTCTACGGTCGGATAAACGCCACATGGTCGGACATCTCGTCAACTTTTGAGTCCTTGGCGGCGGTCGATGTCACCCTGGCGGCGGCGGATGCCGCTAACGCGAAGGCCATCACCGATGGCCTCAGGCTCAAGGTCGACAAGGCCGGCGACGTCATGACCGGCAACCTAACCGCGACGTCCTTTCTCGCGAAGGCCACGCCGACAACCGGCGCGATCTACTTCGGCAATTTCGGTCAATATCTGTACAACAACGGCGGCGGTTTTGTTCTTAATGGTGGCAGCGGTCTGTCGATCAATGGTGATCTCACGGTCACGCGCGCCAACCCGACAACCGGCGCGATCTACTTCGGCAACAGCGGACAAAAATATCTTTGGTATGACGGCACCGGATTTGTTTTTGCCGGCGGCGCTGTCAATGTTGCCGGCAACGTCAATGCGCCAAACATCACCGCATCAGGCCAGGTTACGTCGGGGCAGAATTTTCAATCGACCGGCGCGAACGCCGTCCTCGCCGGCAATGGTGGCGCTATTTACCTGCGCCCCAACAACGCCTCCAGCGGCACGGGAGAGTTTGTGGTTGCCAACAATGGCGGCCTAACGGTGAACAATGACATCAGCCTCCTTAAGGGGAGCTTTGTTCCGCCCAATGGTGGCGAAGGCGGGCTTCGTTGCAAGGCCGGCGACGCCATGGCCGTGCAAGGTAACTATGTAAATTTTGGCTGGGGCGGTCAGTATATAAACCTGTACGTCGACAGAACATTTTTGGGCGGGATTTCTACGGTCAACTCCGACTACCGCATCAAAAAAGACATCGAGCCGCTCCCCGGCATGTGGGACAGGGTCAAGGCGCTGCGACCGATCAAGTACACCAACAAAGATTTCACGCCGCCGCTGCAAGCTGAGCAAAACAAAAAAGATGGGGTAACCGAGCCGTTCTTTAAGGGAAGCGATGAGGAGCGCTGGGGCTTCGTCGCGCACGAGCTGCAAAGCACGCTGATCAAGGATGCCGCATCTGGCGAAAAAGACATGCCGAACGGCATACAGAGCGTCAACACGTTCGCGATCATCGCGGCGCTGACCAAGGCGCTGCAGGAAGCTATGACGCGCATCGAAGCGCTGGAAACCGCAGGAGCTGCCGCACAGGGTTGACAATGCCGATCAAGGAAACGGGCAAGGTCGCATCCGGCGTCATTGAGGCGATGAAGTCGACGCCACTGGCGCTCGCCTTGCTGATCGTGAACGTCGGGTTCCTTGGTTTCGCTGGCTACATCCTGGGCGAGGTCGCAGAGAACGCGCGCGAGCGCAACCATGTGCAGCTCGAGCTGGTCAGCAAACTGGTCAATGACATTCGCGATTGCCGCACCAACGACAAGCAGCCGCAGGCTAAATCGATGCTGTTTAAGAGCGTGCTCGGGATGATGCCATGACCGATCGCCGCGCCGAGTGTCTGACCGTCCTGGTCGACCAGGTCAACGCGATCGCGCCCGATCGCGATGTCTCCTCCGACGGTTGGATCGGCGACGAGAGCCACCAGACGACGACGTCCGATCACAACCCCTGGGTCTATGACAACGACGGCACCTGGGTGGTTACGGCGCAGGACATCACCGACGATCCAGCTCACGGCATGAGCTGCCAGGCATTGGTCGACTCGATCGTCGCCAGTAAAGACGAGCGCATCAAGTACATCATCTGGAACTGCAAGATTTGCAGCGGCGCCGACCAGGACAACGAGGCCTGGGTCTGGCGCGACTACGACGGCAGCAATGATCACACGTTGCACGCACACTTCTCGGTGAAATCGCAGCCGGAATATTACGACGACAAGCACTACTGGACGATCGAGATGGAGGGGGCGGCGGCGTTCGCCCAGCCAGGTGACGATGAAATCATTCCTGTCTTGCAACGAGGCGACAAGGGGCCGTGGGTCAAGGTGCTGCAACGCCAGCTCATCGCTGAGGGCACCCATATCATCAGGGTCGATGGCGACTTCGGGCCAGCGACCGAGATGCAAGTCATGGCCTTTCAATACAAGGAGGGTCTGGTCGTTGACGGTGTCGTGGGTCCGTACACCTGGAGGGCGTTGAGGGGATGAGTGATCTTCGCAGCGAGAACTACTCGCACCGGATCGTCGATTGGGTTCTGATCGGCCTAGCTCTGGCGATCATCATCGCAGCGGTGGTGATACTCATGGCGGTGTTGCCGCTGCATCATTAGGGGAGACTAAAACGATGCCACCGAAATCAGAAAGCCAACGCAAGGCCATGCGAGCTGCAGCCGCCGGCAAGTCAACGCTCGGCATCCCGAAAAAAGTCGGCAAGGAGTTCAGCGCGTCGGATCCTGGCGGCAAGTTGCCGAAGAGAGTGAAGTCGAAACGAAAAACAATTTACTCACGATAGGGAGAAGCAACCATGTCAATCGGTCTAGTCTTTTGGGTGCTGATGCTGCTGTGGATCATCTCTGTGATTGGCAGACGACTGGGCGGCGCTAATTATCCATGGGCAGAACCAGCAGGAGATTTCTTAATCCTGATCTTGTTCTTCCTGCTTGGCTGGCGTGTCTTTGGTTTCATCATTCAAGGTTAGATAACTTACCGGCACTTGGATGATCGAGCGCAATATGGGGGTGCTGGTGGTCGCCGTGGCAGTATTGGTGCTCGCGATCCTGCTGGCGGCGATTACGATGGGCGGGTCGGCGTGTTGCGAGTGTGCATATGACGAGCAGAACGTACTGAGGTGTAAGTGATGAGCAAAGCACGCGCAGCTCAGATCTGGGCGCAGCTCGAGCGCTTCTTGATTGAGCGCTGCGGTCTACCCGACGGCCGCATGCTCGAGTGCGAGCGGCCGCAGCTCATCCGCGAGATTGGTAAAGCGTTTACCGGTAGGGCGGCGGCAGCGAAGAGCGTAAGCCCGCCGCTACCGATCGAGCAAACCGTTGCATCAATCGAGCGCGCTACCCACCCGCTGGCAGAAAAGATCAGGCGGCGACTGGACGATGACACCATCCACGACACGCGCCTGGCGGCGATGCTCGAGCGCTCCTGCTCGCGCCGCATGGGCTATGACGGCGACGACGAGGTGACCCATGCCGGGTCTCGGTGATTATCTTTCCGGCGGTTTGGAGGACTGGCAGCGGCTGATGCTTGCCGGCGGCCAGTTGCCACAGTCGCCGGGATTTGAGCCGCCGCCGCAGTCGACTGGCGAGGAATATGCCGGCCTTGGTGGTGATCCTTCGCATGCGGCCCGGTGGCTCGCGAACGCAGCTACTGCTCTGGCCACATTGCCGCAGCGCGCAATAGAAGGCGCCGGCGCTTATCAGCCGGGCGTGCGCCGCGAAGACGTCACCGACATCCCGGCCACCGGTTTTGGATCTCAGCCGGCCGACGTCGCTGTCGGCCCTGCAGCCGAGACGGCGTTGCTGACGATGTTCCCCGCCGCCGGCACCGGGCCAGAGGCGGGCTTTGCTCTCACCGCCGGTCGAGCTCGGCGGGGCGCGTATACGCAACCGAGGCCGCCGGAAGATTTTGTGCCACCACCTATGGGCCACAACATGCCGCCGGAGCCGATGGTGCCAGAACCGCAGCCGGCGGCTGCAGCTCCTGCGCCAGCTCCGACAGCAACCCCGGTCGCCGAGCAGCTCGCCACCGAGGCGGTCCTGCCAAAAGAAAAGACCTGGGCGCAGGGGTTGCCGCCAGCTCAGCCGGCGAAGCAATCAACCGACATACCGAACATCCGCGGTATGTCAGTCGCCGACGCGATCGCGATCGCGCGCACGCAGCCGCATCTGATCAAGTCAGGAGAGAGAGGCGAAGGGCTCTACGTCGGTGGTCCGCGTGACATCCAAACCAAGCGCCAGCTCAACCAGACGCGAACGGCCTTCGACAAATATCTCGGCGCCGATCCGCGCGGCGGCGACTGGTACGACCGCTATCGCGCCGGCATGAACGAGGTCACCGGGGGCGACCCGGTGCAGAACAGATGGATGTCAGCGCAGGAAGGACAGTGGTCGGCTGGCGTTGATCCCGGCACCGAGGTGCATTTCGCGCTGAAGGAAAACAACGCAGCGCTCGCCGGCATGCCGGTCAAGGCTGGACGACCGGCACCGCATGAGGCGCATCTGGCCGCGATCGCGGCGAAGGATCCGAGCCTGTATCAGGCCGGCGAAAAGACCGGCGAGTATGCGGCGAAGGTCAACCCAGATCAGCCACTCCCACCCGGCGCCACCGGTGTCAATGATTTCCGGCACGCGCGTAACTTCCGCTACACCGACCCGAGCGGCGCGCCGCAGCGCGAGGCGCTCGGCCCTGCCGGGCATAATTTTCTCGACATGGAGACGGCACTCGCGGTCGATCGCGCCAACAGAATGGCTCTCGGTGGTCGAACGGATTGGACCGGCGAAAAATTGCAGGCCGCTCCTTGGGTGCGACAGAAGGCGCTCGATCTCATGGCGCGCAATCCCGCGCTCACATACGAGGAAGCATTTGCCCGCGCCAACCGCACGATCGCCGATTATTTCGACCGGCACACGGCGTTTGCGACACACGAGGCTCAGCCAGGTGCAGACACCGGTCACATGCTGGGCTCGATCGCGGCGCCGGCGGAAGAGCGTACTGCCTTCGCGCAGGATCCACGCAGCACTTGGGCGACCGCGCCAGGCGGCCGCGATGCAATTTATTCCGGCATGGGGATCCCCGGCACCGGTGTGAATATGCGCGTGCGGCCGACACAGCCGATGCAGGGTCTGTACATCAATCCCGACGGCACGCTCGAGACAAATCTCGGCGAGGTGGCGCGGCCGCTGGTGACGTTTGATACGGCCAAAGATCCGTTCAAGGTGACCACAAAGCACGATCAGGCGCTGCTCAATGCCGGCGAGGCTGTGCGCGCTTACGTCGACGCGCAGAACGCCGGCGCCTGGCACAAGACTTGGGCCGGCGGCCCGAACAAGCAAAGCACTTCGCTGCGCTTCCCGCGCGAAGGCCCGGCCGCGCCCGAGGAACTGCTCGCTTTACGCAAGGCGCTGGAGCCGCACGGTCTCACCGACATCGTTGACGTCGGCAAGGGCATCACGGCGACACGTTTTTATGGCGGCCAGCCGGAGCCAAACCTCGCGTTTGACCGCGCATTACGCAAAGGTGATTTCAGCCAATTCGGCGAGCCGAGCCGCGTGCGCGTCGGAGAGGGCGACAGCGGCTACATCGATTACGTCGACGCTTGGCAGAAAGGCCCCGGCTCCGGTGCGGCGACGAGACGGATGCTCGACTACGTCAACAAGACACCAGAGATCAGGACTGCGCTCAACGACAACCCATATCTGGGCGAGCGCGCGCTCGCGCGCGTGGCACGCGATGAAAACTGGACGGCGAAATGGGGCGCAACGCGCGAGGACATCCAGAACGCGCGCAGGATCATTGGCGATGGACCTGGTTGGGTCGATCGCATGGAAGAGGCCCTGAAGAAGGGCGCTATTCTTCCGGCGGCGGCTGCGGCGATTTTGGGAGCGGATGCTTTGGTGCGGCAGGAGGGCGGCTCGAATGCAGCACTGTAAACGACGGCCCGTGCCGGTACAGCGCGAGCTCCTCTTCCTCAGTGTACGGAGGCTCGTGATAAAACGAGCCGTTTTCGGCGACTTTTTTGACCATGTTCAACTCTCAATTCGGGCCAATGGCCCTTGTAGCAGCAGGAGCAGCTAGATGGCAACCCCGATAAAACCCCTACAAAACGCGCCTTTATGGCCGCCGAACCCGTCCAACCAGCAGGCGGCCTCGCCAGGACCGCAACCACCCGAGGAGAAGAAAGTGAAAAACGCACCGCCGCCGCCGGCGTCGAAGACGCAGGACACGAGCTCGCATCACTCGTCACCGACGCCTGGCAACAAGCAGACGCCGCTGCACGAAACGCTGCCGAAGAACACGCACAAGTCTGTCAGCAAGATGCCCGACGTGCCGATGCACAAGACCAAGCACAGCGAGCCGGTCGGTCGGCCAAAAAAACGGAACGAGTACTGACCGCCGCATAGCGAGGAACAGATGGATTTAGACGAAGCAATCGCCGTTGTCCTAGTGGAGCAACTTCTGCCACCAGGAAGCCGTGACGAAATACTCTATGGAAAGGCTTGGCGCGTGATTGTCGATGAGGTCGAACAAATCAAGCAGCGCGATAATGGCTGAAAAATGAGTGACCGCCGGCTGCTGCTGCTCAAACGCAAGCGCGCCATCCTCAAGGCGCGCGAGAGCTTGATTGAGTTCACGCGGCTGATGATGAGTGATCCAAACAACGCCGACGATCCAGATTTTTCGCTCTACTCGCCGCAGAAATTTCATCGCGTGATCGGCGCCGCGCTCGAGGAGGTCGAAGCGCAAAAATATCGCCGTCTCGAGATCGAAATCATGCCGCGCGCCGGCAAAACCACATTGGCGTCGGCGATGTATCCGGCCTGGTACAGCGGGCGCCATCCCGAGCGCTCGATCATCGTTGCAACCTACAACGAGACTTACAGCTGGGATCTCGGGCGTAAGATCCGCGACATCATGCAGACCCCGCAATATCGGCAGGTGTTTCCCGAGCTGCAGATCAAGAAGAAATCCGCCGCGGTCAATCGCGTCGAGACCACCGCCGGCGGCGTGGTGTTCTGCGTCGGGCGCGGCTCCGCGGTCACCGGCCGAGGTGCGCATACAATTTTGCTCGATGATCCATTGAAAGACCGCAAGGAGGCCGACAGCGTCGTCATTCGCGACGGGCTCTGGCAGTGGTTCAACCAGGTACTCAAGACCCGCCTGATGAACAAGTACGGCACCATCGTGATCATCACCACCCGCTGGAACGAGGATGACCTGGTCGGGCGCCTGATGGATCCGCTCAACCCGTACTACAGCCACGATGAAGCAAAGCTCTGGCGCAAGATCCAGTTGCCGGCGATCGCCGAGGATAACGATATCCTGGGCCGCGCCGAGGGCGAGGCGCTCTGGCCGGAGCGTTTCGATGCCGCCTATCTCAACGAGATCAAGCAGTCGGACCCGCGCGGGTTCATGGCGCTCTACCAGTGCCGGCCGTCACCGCGCGAAGGCGCCTTCTTCAGGTCTGCGGATCTCGTCGGTTACAATTCGATGAAGGATCTGCCAGCTCACGACCAGATGCGCTTTTATGCGGCCTCCGATCATGCGGTGACGCTGGCCAATCACGGCGACAAGACCTGTCTGATGGTGGTCGGCGTCGACCAGGGCGATCACGTCTGGATCATGCCCGACGTTGTCTGGATGCGGCTCGACAGCGCGGCAGCGGTCGAGGGCATGCTGGTGCTGATCGAAAAATACAAGCCGCAATTCTGGTGGGCCGAGAAGGGCGCGATCGAGAAATCGATCGGGCCATTCTTGCGCAAGCGCATGCTCGAGAAGCGCGTGTTCTGCGTCATAGACGCGATCGCGCCGGCAAACGACAAAGAGCAGCGCGCGCAATCGATCCAGGCGCGCAGCGCGATGCGCATGGTGCATTTCCCGACCTGGACACGCTGGTGGGCCGAGGCGCAGGACCAGATCCTCAAGTTTCCCAATGGCGCCAAAGACGACTTTGTTGATACCTTGAGCCTGGTCGGTCTCGGCCTGTCGAAGATGCGATCGCGCAACCGGCAGCGGCCGCCGAAAGAGGATGCCAGAGAAGGCACATTCGCCGCGCTCTGGAAGCAGACCAAGCGCGCCGAGCGGCTTGAGCGGCAGAAGAGGAACTTAAGCGGATGGCTATAGACCCGATGGATCCCAATGCGGTGCCGCCGCCGGATGACAACGCGAACGGCCTGATGCAGATGCTGCAGGCCGACCAGGGCGGTGAAAAAAAGGACGTCGTTGACCGCGAGGCGCCGGATCCGCCGGAGAAGCGTTCGCGCCTGGTGAAGGCCTGGACCGGCCGCGTGCGATCAGCGAAAACGCACTGGAAGCCAGCCTTCGATCGCATGCAGGAGGATATGGATTTTGCTTTCGGCAAGCAGTGGTCGAAGAACCAGGACGACAAGCGCTACAAGGCCAACCTGACCCTGCGCATGGTGGCGCAGAAGACGGCCTATCTCTACGCCAAGAACCCGAAAGCGATCGCGCGCCGGCGCGAGCGTCTGCACGCCACGCAGTGGAACGAGACGCAGTCGCAGCTGCAGTCGTTGATGCAGGCTGGCGCCATGTTTGCCAGCCAGGCAGCCCAGCCCGGCATGCCGCCCGGTATGCCGCCCGGTATGCCGGGCGAGGCGGCGATGCCGGGGCTCGCCGGCCTTGCCGGCAACATCGCCGGCAACCCGGCGGCGATACAGATGGCGCAGCAGGGCATGGCGATCATCCAGGATGCCGCCAAGGTCAAATCCGAGCACGAGATGCTCGACAAGCTCGGCAAGACCCTTGAGCTGCTCTACTCGTACAACGTCGCCGAGCAGGTGCATCCGTTCAAGATGATGATGAAGCTCACCGTCCGCAGAACGGTGACCATGGGCGTGGCCTATGTGAAGCTCGGCTTTGAGCGGGTGATGCAGCAAAGGCCCGACATGGAGAAGGGCATCGCCGACGCCTCCGAGCGCCTGGCCACCCTCGAGCGCCTGTCGGCCGACATGCACGATGAGCTGACCGACGAGAACAGCAAAGAGGCCGAACAGCTCAGGCTATTGATCGAGGATATGTCGCGCCAGGCAGAGTTCGTCGCGCGCGAGGGCCTCACCTTCGACTATCCGATGCCGACCAACATCATCCCCGACGTCAAGTGCGTCGAGCTGCGGCACTTCCTGGGCGCCGATTGGGTGGCCGAACAATTCCTGTTAACGCCGCACGAGGTCCAGGAGATCTACGGCAAGGACGTCGGCAAGAGTTACACCGCCTATCATCGCGACGACGTGCGCGGCGCCGATCCATGGACGCTGACCGACTCAAACTGGAGCGGCAAATCCAGCGACGACCAGGAGTGCGACTACTGCTGCGTCTGGCAGATCTATTGCCGCAAGGACGGCCTGGTGTACGAGGTGTGCGACGGCTACGACGACTTTCTGCGTGAGCCGGCATCACCGGAGATCTACAACGAGCGATTTTTCCCCTGGTACACCTTGGTGTTCAACGAGGCGCCGAACGAGAAGGAAATCTACCCGCCTTCCGACGTGCGTCTGATGATGGACATGCAGCGCGAATACAATCGCTGCCGTGAGGGTCTCAAGGAGCAGCGCATCGCAGCGCGGCCGTTCACCGCCGTCGTCGCCGGCGCCATGGAGGAAGACGATCTCAACAAGCTCGCCGAGCGCGAGGCCAATGCCATCATCGAGCTCAACGCGCTGCAGCCCAACCAGGACATCAAGAACCTGCTGCAGTCTTACGCCGGTCCCGGCATCGACAACAATTTGTACGAAGTAAACCCGGTCTACGAAGACGTCCTGCGCGTTACCGGCATCCAGGAGGCCAATCTGGGCGGCACGAGTGACGCTACCGCTACCCAATCGAATATTGCTGAGGGATCTCGGATGACATCGATGGGATCCAACATCGATGATCTCAACGACCTGATGACGCAGATGGCGCGCAACGGTGGCCAGATCCTGCTCACCGAGGTGTCGCGGCCGACGGTGGAGAAGATCGTCGGCGTTGGCTGCGTGTGGCCGGAGATGTCGCGCCAAGACATCGCGCAAGAGGTGCTGCTCGAGATCGAGGCCGGATCCATGGGTCGGCCGAACGCAGCGCAAGAGGTTGCGGCAGCGCAACGGGTTTATCCGTTGCTGATCCAGTTGCCCGGCATTGATCCAGAATTTTTGGCGAAGGATCTGTTGCGGCGCCTGGACGATCGGCTCGATCTCACGCAGGCCTTCAAGTCGCAGCTCCCGTCGATCGTCGCCATGAACGGCATGGCACAAGGGCAGCCGCCCGGTTCAGGTTTGCCGGCCGGAGCCGCGCAAGGCCCGCAAGGCAAAGACAACGCTGCGGGACCATCGGCACAACCGCCTGGTGGACCGCCCGACGCAGCGAGCCAGCTCACCGGCGCCGGCGCTCCCCCGCCAGGCGCGAGCGGCGCACCAGGCACGCCGACTTTGCAATAATTCTTTTTTCCGATAAGGTCCGCGCTCTCTAGGGGGAAGTTTGTGGGCAATGAGGTCAGCGGCCAATGGCCGACGACTCACTGCCTACTGCCGATACGACATCGGCGCCACCGGCCTCTTCACCAGAGCCGGCGGCATCTCCACCCGCGTCGACCGGTGAACCATCTGCGCCTTCACCAAGCGCACCATCTGAAAATCAGGGCGAAACCCGCGAAGCTCTTCTTGCTCATGTGCAGCAGGCAGTTCCAGAACTGCGATCCTCACATGACGAAGGCGAACCGGGAGGCGTTCCGCTCGCGCCCGCGTCAAAGTCTGAAACGGCCAAATACCCCGACGAGGCTCCCGCTGGAGATGGTGATCTTCCAGAGGAAGTGACGGCGGATGAGCTTGCCAAGTACCCAGCACCATCCAGAAGGCGTGTTGAAAAACTTCTCGAGCAGCGAAAGGCATTAAGGGCTGACGTCCAACGTCTGCAAAGTCTCGAGCCCAAAGCTCAGGCGGCCGAGCATGTCACCAAATATCTCCGCGACAACGATATCGGTCAGGATGATTTTTTGTTGACGCTCGAGCTCGCCGCGGCGATGCGGCGCGGCGACTTCAAGATGTTCTACGAGGGCGTCAAGCCGTACATGCAGCTGGCCGAGGAGTATCTCGGCGTGCAGCTGCCCCGCGATCTGCAGCAGCGGGTGGCTGAAGGTCACATGACCACACAGGCGGCTCGCATGTTCGCACGCGAGCGCATGGATCGCGCACTGGCAGAGAGCCAGCGCGTGCGCCAGGCGCAACTGTACGAGCAGACGACGACTGTGCAGGCCCAGACGCAGCTCGCCAATGCGGTGGCCGCGGAAGTCAATAACTGGGAACAGGCAACGATGAAGGCCGATCCAGACTATGCGCGAAAACAAGCCGCTGTGCAGGACACGATGTGGGCTGTGGTCCGCGAAAAAGGCAGGCCACAGTCGCCGGAACACGCCGTTGCAATCGCGCAAGAAAGCTACCGGCGTGTGAACGAGCGTTATCGCTCTTGGTCGCCTCCGGCCAGACCAACATCGGCGCAACCGCGCAGCACGGGCAAAACCAACGGCGCCGCGCCGGAGGCCAGAACCCTGCTGGAAGCAGTGCAACAAGCCAGAGAACGCGCGCGCGCCTGAAAGGGCGCATAAATGCCAACGTACACCCAGCCGTTGCTGGATCACATCACAACGGCTGCGCTGGACTGGTGGCTGAACAAAGGCACCGCCTTCCAGCAAGCGATCCAAGAGAAGCCTCTCTTGGCAATGATGGAAAGCAAAGCGAAGACGTTTCCCGGCGGCAAAGGGCAGATCATCATCTCGGTGAAGGGCGACTACGGTAACACCGCAGCTCCCGGCACCGGCGACAAGCTGGTCGGCTACGAGCTTTCGGACACCGTCAACTACTACACTCCCGCCAACCTCAAGCAGGCCAAGTATGCCTGGCGCGAGCATCACATTGGTATCTCGCTGACGCACTCGGAGCTCAAGAGCGATGGCATCAGCGTCGTCGATACCAATGGCGAAGACACGTCCGAACATTCCGGCCGCGACGACACCGTCCTGGTCGGGATCCTCAACGATGCCCTGGAAGATCTGAGCGAGCAGTACGCACGCGGGCTCAACAGTCTGCTGTGGACGAACGGCGTTGCCGACGCAAAAGCATTGGCCGGCATGGCCGCGCTCGTCACCGACACGCCGGGCACCGGCACCGTGGGCGGCATCGATCGGGCGACCTACACCTGGTGGCGCAATCGCGCCTACACGGCAGCCATGGGCACTGCGGTCGGCACTACGCCGGCGCTCGGCGCCTGGGGCGGCGGCGCGGTCACGTCGTCGGCAACCGGCGGCGGCGCGCTCATCACGTTGCTGCAGAAAGAGTACCGGCTGCTCACCAAGTACGGCGGGCGGCCCAACACAGGCTTCTGCGGCAGTGACTGGCTAACAGCTCTGGAAACCGAGCTGCGCGCCAACGGCAACTACTCGATGACTGGCTTTGCCGGCGGCAAGGACATCAGCGTCGGTCAGATCTCCTACATGGGGACCGACTTCGAGTATGACCCGACCCTCGATGATCTCGGTAAAGCGAAGCGTTGCTACTGGTTCGACAACCGGGATATCTATCTCGTGAAGATGGACGGCGAGTGGCGTCACCAACATTCGCCGGCTCGTCCTCCCGACAAATACGTCATGTATCGAGGCCTCACCTCGACAGGCCAGCTCTGTGCGCGCCGGCTCAACTCAGCCGTCGTCATCGATATCGCCTGATCACAACTGGAGCCGCCGCTGTCTATCCATGGTCAGCAGCTCTCCTCTCGCCGGGATCGACCCAGCTCTCGGTCCCGGCGTCACCACCGAAAGGAAGGCAAATGCAAAAAATGCACTGGTGTACCGCGCGCGTGAACCTGGCGGGGCAGGGTTATACGGTGATCTGGTTCGACCAGACCAACATGGTTTCTTGGCCGGAGATCCAGGTGATCATGGCGGTTCATGGCGAGGAAAATGTTTTCGACATCAAACCGGTCGCGATCGGCGAGACGTCGATCGGCACCGAGAAGGAGCGTCTGCAGCTCAAGTACAAATACGCTCCGGTCGAGCATTGCTTTCCAGGACGCAATCCGCGCATGGAGACGCTGATGCCGGCAGAGACCGACAACCTGCCGCGCGCCGACGAGTACGGCCAAATCATCGAGCCGCGCACGTTGGTCAGCATCATCAGTGGCGGCAACGGTCATCCGGTCGAGGAGCCGCCGGCGCCAACGCCGATCCCGCCGCAACCAGAACCGGAGGATGAGGACGAAGAAGACGCCGCCGTGCCGGAAGGGCCGCCGCCGCCGGCCGTATTCAAGCCTGGCAAGCATTTGCGCCCGGCAAAAGGTGCCTGATGCCGCTCGGTGTAACGCTGCTTGAGTTGCGCCGCGATCTGCGCGCCGAGAGTGGACAATCATTGACGCTGTCGCAGGGCGTGCAATCGCAGCTCAGCCAGGACAACCAGCTCAACCGCCAGCAGCTCGAGCTCTGGGATGCCTGGACGTGGCCGCACCTGACCAGGTGGGTCGACAAGCCTTACCAGGCCGGCCAGGACGTCTACGACTATCCTGCAGACATGCCGCTCGATCAGATCCGCCGCATCATGATCTCGGAGGGCGGCAAGGGCGGCTGGCAGGATCTGCGCTACGGCATCCACGCCTTCGACACCGGTCCAGCGCTAGCGCCAAGCGCGCGCGGCACGCCGCAGCGCTGGGGCAACCAGGTCACGGTAACCGACGGCAAAACGGATCCGATCGGCAAGATCCTGTTGGTCCCGACGCCGGCGGGCGACGGCATTATGCGCTTTGAGGGCCAGGCGCCGTGCAACCCGATGGTCGCCGACGACGACAAGTGCGTACTCGATAGCAAGGCGATCGTGCTGTTTGCCGCGGCTGAAATCCTGGCAGTTCAGAAGGTCGAGGCGGCCGCGCTCAAGCTGACCAAGGCGCAGGGTTATCTGCGCAAGCTCCTGCAGAACAACGGAGCCGACAAGCGCGTCAATTTCAACATGGGCGGCAGTGGCCGCTCGACCGGCATCGATCACTTCGGTGCGCGACCCTATCGCGGCTATGTGCCGGGCATCGACTACATCCCGTGAGGTCGCATGGAGCAATGGCGAGCTATCAAACGGCAATACTCTCTGGGGTTATAGGTGCCATATTTTACAATCACGGATTTCGCCGCCGGCCTCGATCTACGTCGCTCGTCACTGACGGCGCCGCCCGGCACGCTGCGTAAACTGCTCAACGCGCATGTGACGCCCGGCGGCGAGATCGAAAAACGATTTGCCTTTGTTCCGTTTGCCCTCTGTCCCGCCGGCAGCAAGGGGCTGATCGAACTGCAGGGCAATCTCTACACGTTCCTTCCAGGCGGCAGTGGCACCACCGATCCGAGCACGACGTGGGACATCGGCACCATGGAGCTCCCCGTCGCGCAGATTGACAAAATTCTCGACTATGATTTTTTCGACAAGAAGGTTTTTGTAATTGCCTATGTCAACGGCGACACCGTCAATCCGAGGCACTATTACAACGGCGTTCTGGTACCGGATGCACAGGGCAAGTACTGCCGCACCTACAAAAACAAGATATTTGCGGTCGACCGCGGCCTGCTGTTTTACTCTGGCGACGGCGAGCCGACCATCTGGGATGATACGGTCGATGAAACCGCTGGGTTCACTGATCTGTCGCTCGGCGACAGCGATATGTCGGATGCCACAGCGCTCGAGGTTTACTACGACAAGCTCGCGATCTTATCGAAGACCGCCACGCAGCTCTGGGTGATCGATCCAGACCCGCTGCAGTCGAACTACGCACAAACGCTGCGCCAGGCCGGCACGGTGGCGCCGCAATCGGTGCTGTCCTACGGATCCGGCGACGTGCTTTATCTGGCGCCTGACGGCATCCGATCGCTGCGCGCTCGCAATGCCAGCCTGGCCGCATCGGTGTCTGATGTCGGATCTCCGCTCGATCCGGTCATGCAAGACCTGTTTCGCGCGTACGGCGAGCCCTACATGGAAGACGCGATCTCGGTCCTGCAGCCGGTGACCGGCCGGTTCTGGGTCATTTTACCCGATCGCGTCTATATCCTGTCGGCGTTTCCCGGCCCCAAGGTCACCGCCTGGTCGGAATACCTTCCCAGCGTCGAGGTCGACGGCGAGGACCGGCAGTTCACCATTGTTGCCGCCGCCACCCACCGTCAGCATATCGTCGTGCGTGATTTTGATGGCAACGTCTATTCCTATGGCGGTGCCGACGACACCGGCATCATCCACGACAGCTGCCCGGTCGAGATCGAATTTCCGTTTCTGTCGGGCGACAAACCGGCCACGCAAAAGAGCTACCAGGGCATCGACGCAGCCGCGACCGGTGAATGGGACATCTATGCCGCCACCAACCCAGAAGATGAAACCGCCGAGGACTATCTCGGCAAGATCATCGGGGCGAGCTTTATGCAAGGGCGCTTCGCGATCGAGGGGCGGTCGACGCATATCTCGTTGCGGCTGCGCAATACAACGCCAGGGCCGGCCACGCTCTCCAACTTGTCAGTGCATTTCCAGGGCGCAGAACAGTCATGACGGTTTCCATCTCGGCCGGCACCCCGCAGAGCGTGCGCCATGTGGTCGAGCACATGCGCGAGAGCGATCGCATTGAGATCTCGGCAACGACGCCCAACATGGATCCCGACGAGCTCACCAGCCGCATCATGCTCATCGCAGACATGGTGTTTGTCGCGCGTCACAATGACGTGCCGGCGAGCTGCTGGGGGTTGATGCCAATGTGGCCGGGCGTTGGTTACGCCTTCTGCTTCGGCACCGATGATTGGGGCGCGGTGCTATTGGCGATGACAAGACACGTTCGCCGGTTTATGGTGCCGCTACTGCTGGACACCGGCTTCCATCGCGTGGAGACGCGCAGTCTGGCGACCCGGCAAGACGTGGGCCGCTGGCTCGAGATCTTCGGTGCAGAGGCGGAAGCTGTCATGCGCGGCTCCGGCGCGCGCGGCGAGGATTTCATCCTCTATAGCTGGCTCAGTGATGAGCACCGCTCAGCGCAGATCAAGAACGCGCCCGGCAATCACGATCAGGCTGGCGAGCCTCGAGGACGTCGACGAGCTCACCATGCTCGCCATGACACTGCTGCGCGAGAGCCCGACCTACCTGCAGCTCTTCCAGTGCAATCCATCCGCGACATCGAAATATCTGCGCGCCGCTATTGGGAGCGGTGCTTGTCCGCACATCGTGGCAATGCATGAGGGGAGGATTGTCGGAGTGATTTCCTATTCGCTCGACGCATCATTCTCCGACAACAAGTGCGCGGTACTGGGCGAACTGTTCGTCTATCGCGAGTTTCGCGGAACGCCGGCGGGCCGGATGTTGACATACACGGCGTTTGATCTCGCCAAGAACGACGGTGCCGTTGCCATGCACATTCCGATCGCCGGCGGCCATGAGGCGGTGCCGACACTGAAAAACATGCTGCGAAAATTCGGTGCCGAGGAGATCGGCGTCATCATGCGAAAGGTGCTGTGATGGGTGGAAAATCCAGATCATCGAATAACGAGATGCTGCAGTTCGAGAAGCAGCAGGCCGAGGAAGCAAAGCAGAAGGAGGCCGAACGCAAGGCGCGCCTCGAGCAGGGCAAGTCGGCGATCGATGCGATTTTTGCCGGCGGCGGTTTTGATGATGCCTTCTACAACAAATACCGAGACGCCGAGCTGGGCAACGCGCAGCAGCAGCTCGACCAGCAATACAAGCAGCAGGTACTCAAAAACAGATATGATTTGGCGCGCGCCGGGCTGTCGCGCTCGAGCGCCGCCAATACATCGAAGGCCAATCTCGCAGCGCAGAAGAATTTTGCGGAAACCGGGTTTCTCACCCAAGCCGACCAGGACGTCGCCAGTCTGCGCTCGGGCATCCAGGGCCAGCAGCAGCAAGCCTACAACCAGCTCTATGGCACCGAGGATCCGGCGCTCGCTGCCAACGTGGCAACCGGCATGGTCAAGCAGGGGCAGCTCGCAACACCAAACCTGCAGCCGCTCGGCGAGCTGTTCAAGCCGCTGGTGATCGGATCGATCTCGGCCGGGCAGAACCTGCTCGACAATTATTTCGCCAACCAGGGCGGCATCGGCACCACCAACCCGCTCAAGGGCAAGTCGCTAAAAATAAGCGGCGAGGGATGATCCGGCATGTGTGAACCCATGATGATCGGCGTCATCGGCGCCGTCGCATCGGCGGCGGCGAGCTATGCCAACTACTCGGCGCAACAAGACGCCATGGACAAGCAGAACAAGGCTAATGCGGAGTGGGTAGCCTATCAGCGCAAGCAACGTGCCGAGGCCATGCAGCGCGAAGAGCAATATCGCCAGCAGGCCGAGTCGGCTCGCCAGCAGTCGCTAACCGAACTCGATGCAAACAAGCAGAAGGAAGCGCAGACCACCGAAGAGCAGCGCTTGCAGAAGGACATCACGCCGGAAAATCTCAAGCCGAACGACCAGGGGATGGCACCGGTCGGCGACGAACTGCTGCGCGGTACCGGCGGTGCAGATCCGCTGGTGACGCAGGATCTGCAGAAGAAGATCAACAACGCAGCAGTCGAGGCGCGCAAGCGCATCGCCAACCTCGCGACCATCCAGTCTTATGGCGGCAGCCAATTCGGCCTGCAAAACCGCGCACAGGATCTGTTCAACAAGAGCGGCCAGGACATCCGCCTGCAGGGCGATCTGCGCCAGGGCAATCTCGGCGTTTTGGGCGTGGCCACCAATGTCGAGCCGGAGCACTTCGTGGCAACGCCGTCCCCGTGGGGCGGCATTGCGGGATCGCTCGCCGGCATCGCCGGCAAGGGCATCTCGAGCGCGTTCAACCAGTAGGGACGACCGATGTCACAATTCTGGACCGAGGATCCCGCGATCGGCAACGCGCTCGCGGGCCTGGCGCAGAGCTTCGACGTCAACCGCATCGAGGACATGCGCAAGAAGCGGGCCGAGCGCCAGGCGAAGGCACAATACGGCCAGGCCTACGCCGACTACCAGGAAGCGCAGCGGCCGACCGATCTCGGCGTCAACCTGCCGCCGGAGTGGGGCGGTTCGATCAATCTCAACGTGCCGACCTACCAGTGGACTAATCCGAACGATTACTACGATCGCGCGCGCGCGCTCGGTAATGCCACGGCAGATCTGGGTGCCCAAACCAGCATGAAGAACGCCGCCGACGCATCGGCCGTGGAAGCGCTCGATCAGTTGCGGATCCAGGGCGTGCCATCGACGCCAACCGGTCAAACAATAATGCAAACGCAGCTCACCGGGCAGTTGCCGATGCTCGACCTCAAGGGCACCACCAGCAACTACGCCGTGCAGGATCCAGAGGGCAACATCGTCGCTAAGGGCACTACCCGCGATGGCAGGACCGACATGGCCACCGCCCAGCCGATCCAGGTGCCGACCGGGCACAGCCTGGTGAAGATGGGCGATGTGTCAGCCGATCAGTCACCGTTCAAGGACAAAGGCGCCGAGCTGAGCGCGCTCGAGCGGCTCAACAGGCAGGCAACGCTCGGCGACAAGCCGTTTGGCCTCAGCGAGCTGCAGCGATCTGCCATCCTGCTCAACAGTCAATTTCCGCAAGCGCAAAAAGTCGAGAAGGACGATGCCGGCAATATCCGTGTTGTTGGCTACAACGAGAAGGCGATCCCAGGTGTCTACGGACCACTGGTCGCCAAAATCAACGCAGAGCTCTTCGGGCAGCAGCCAACCGCCGCGCCGCCACCGCCGACAGCGCCGAACGCATTGCCGGCCGCGCCTTCGCCGACAATGGGTGCAGCGCCTGGCCAGCGCGCCACCGCCCCCGATGCCCTGGCCCAGGTCGCCACAACAACGGCGCCGGCGTCCCCAGCCGCAACAAAACCGATCGTGCCGAGCGGCACCATCAGCTCGACCGGCGTATCGGTGAGCGCGCCCGTGATACAGGGCGCCGGCGACGAGCAACTCAAGGAGATCCTCAATCACCCGACGGTGAAGGGGGCGATGGATGCCGGTCGTGCCTACAACGAACTGCTCGCGGCCTCGCAAGCCAAAACGCCCGAAGCAGACTTACACATGATCTACATGCTGGCAAAAATTTATGATCCAAACAGCGTAGTGCGCGAAGGCGAGGTGGCGACGGCGGCAAACACCTCGCCGGCGATGGAGAAATGGTGGGGCCTCTACAACAAGCAGATGAACGCCAGCTCGGCTCTCAGCGATCGTGCCCGCGCTTCATTCTTGGACGAAGGCTACAAGGCGGCGACGGCGCATTACCAGCAGGCGAAGGGCCTGATCGATTACGCCAGTGATCGCGCCGGCCGGCTCGGCCTGGATCCGCGCAACGCCGTGCCGCCGCTCTCGGCGCCTACACCGCCGGCGAAACAAGAAGCACCAGCGAAAGCAACAGGAGCTCGAACTGCAGCGCCGGCGCCGACCAGGCCTGTTGAGGTGACACCAGCCGATCGTGAAGCGATTGCGTGGGCGCGCGCAAATCCGAAAGACCCCAGGGCAACGGATATCCTGAGGCGGAATGGACTTCAATAATGGCCTTCGACCCCGACGCATATCTAGCAGGTTCGAGCGCATCGCCGGCGTTTGATCCCGATGAGTATCTCAAGAAAAAAGCAGAAGCGGAGGCCGCAGCTCCGACCGAGCAGAAGCCAGCCCTGGGCACCGGCTCTTTCGGGCG